TGATATCTGCACGTGCAGCAGTTCCACCCAATGTAAAGATACCCAATATTAAAAATAATTTTTTCATTGCTTTAATGGAATATTATCCTGCACTATATAGGTGTGCAAAACATTACCAAAGTGTTCGGTATGTTACATATACTTAGAGAAAAGTTTATGGTTAAATAGTATTGTCGCCTTCGGGGACACAAACTATACTCGCTTATTTAAGGAGAACTATGAACTATCTAACAAGATGGACTACAAAGGACATCGACAAAATATTTGACGCTGCAACTAGATACAGCGTAGGATTCGACGATCTATTCGATAGATTCCATGCATATGGTACAGGATCAGTACAAGGACAGTACCCACCATATAATATCGTAAAGGAATCAGATGAAAAATGGAGGATTGAACTAGCATTAGCAGGATGGAAGAAGGAAGATATAGAAGTATCAACCCAACAAAATGTTTTGTGTGTTAAATCAAGAGAACAGGAATCAAAACCTGATGCAGAGGAATATGCACACAAAGGTGTAGCAGCAAGAACCTTTACAAGAGGATTCAATCTTTCAGATGATGTAGAGATTGGAGAGATCAGACATGCAGATGGTCTATTAACAATAGAACTGAATAAAGTTGTTCCAGAACACCAGAAACATAAAGTCTATGAAATTGCTTGACACTTATAGATAGTATGATACAATTAATTTTATGGTATCAGATTTTATAAACAGGCACATAGGATTATCAGTCCAAGACAAGACTCAAATGTTAGAAGATTTGGGTCTTTCTTCTTTGGATGAATTAGTAAGAGAAATAGTACCAGATTCAATCTTGTTTAGAGGAGAGAATCTAATAGAGGGTTGTGATGAGAATCAAGCACTCAAAGAATTAAAAGAGATAGCATCACATAATAAAGTTAAAAGATCATTGATTGGTCAAGGATATTATGGCACAATTACACCACCAGTAATACAAAGGAATGTACTTGAGAACCCTGCATGGTATACTTCTTATACACCTTATCAAGCAGAGATATCACAAGGTAGATTAGAAGCATTATTTAATTACCAGACATTAGTAACTGAACTTACAGGACTACCAATAACGAATGCATCCTTATTAGATGAAGGAACTGCAGCAGCAGAAGCGATGATACTCGCATTCAATACATCTAAAAAGAATTTATTTCTTGTTGATAGTAAAGTGTTTCCTCAAACACTTAAGGTATTACAGACTAGAGCAAAACCACTAGGTATAAAAATTCTTACAGTAGATACAAGTCAACCTCTATCTGTTGAGGATTATATGGATGCATTTGCAATCATTCATCAGTTCCCTAATAATCATGGTCAGATAAAATATACACCAAATTATTTCAAAGGCACTAAGATTGCTATTGTAGATCCACTATGTCAGGTTCTTATGCAACCTGTAGGTGAGTTAGGATTTGATATTGCAGTTGGTAGTATGCAGAGGTTCGGAGTTCCTATGGGTTTTGGAGGACCTCATGCAGCATTCTTTGCAACCACTGAGAAATATAAACGTAAGATTCCTGGACGTATTGTAGGGCAGTCGGTAGATAGTCAAGGTAATAAAGCACTACGGCTAGCATTGCAAACAAGGGAACAACACATAAGACGAGACAAAGCAACATCCAATATATGCACTGCTCAAGCACTCCTCGCAAATATGGCAGGTTTTTACGCTGCTTACCACGGTGCGGAAGGTCTGAAAAAAATAGCAACCAGAGTATTAAGATATAGACAAACGTTATTATTAGCATTGAAATGGTGTGGTCTAGAAGTTGACGAATCGGAAGGATTTGATACTGTAAGATTTAAGGGTAAAAAAACTATACAAGATTTTAATGTTCGATATGAAGATGGTTGGACTCTTTTATCATTAGATGAACTTACAACATTAGAAGAAATATTATTAATTGTTCATTCACAATATGATGACATTCCTTTTAAGATTACTGATATTAGTAAAAAGTATGAATGGTTTTCTACACCAATGAGAAAGAAACCTTGGTTGCAACAAGAAGTATTTACTAAGTATCAAAGTGAAACAAATATGATGAGATATATTAATGAGTTAGTATCAAAAGATTTCTCATTAGTAAATGGTATGATGCCACTTGGTAGTTGTACCATGAAGTTAAATGCAGCAGCAGAGTTGATGCCTGTAAGTTGGGACGAGTTTGCAAACATGCATCCATTTGCACCAGAAAATCAAACTCTTGGTTATCAAAGAATCATGCAAAATTTAAAAGATTGGTTGTGTGACATTACAGGATTTGCTGCTATAAGTTTACAACCAAATGCAGGTTCACAAGGTGAGTATGCAGGTCTTCTTGCAATACAAGAATATCATAAAAGTAATGGTGATGATAAGAGGAATGTATGTTTGATACCTACAAGTGCACACGGAACTAATCCTGCTAGTGCTATCATGGCAGGTATGAAAATAGTTCCTATCAAATGTGATGATGAAGGTAACATTGATATGATGGATTTAGAGAAACAAGCAATAATGAATACCTTTGAGTTGTCTTGTATTATGATTACATATCCATCTACTCATGGTGTATTTGAACCAACTATCAAAGATATCTGTAGAATTGTTCATGAGAATGGTGGTCAGGTATATCTTGATGGTGCAAACTTAAATGCACAAGTTGGATTGGCAAAACCTTGTGAGTATGGTGCTGATGTATGCCATATAAATTTACATAAAACATTCTGTATCCCTCATGGTGGTGGAGGTCCTGGTGTAGGTCCTATTGGTGTTGCAGAACATCTTATCCCTTTTATGAATCAAAGAGTGTCAGCAGCAATTCAAGGTAGTGCATCCATACTTCCTATTAGTTGGATGTATATAAGAATGATGGGTGCTGATGGATTAAGAAAGGCAAGTGAAATATCATTACTATCTGCTAACTGGTTAGTACATCGTATTGAACCATTCTTCAAAGTATTATACAAAGGTAACAATGGAAGAGTCGCCCACGAATGTATATTTGATGTTCGATATTTTGATGGGATTAGTGCTGAAGATGTAGCAAAAAGATTAATGGATTATGGTTTTCACGCACCTACATTATCTTGGCCAGTTACAGGAACAGTAATGGTTGAACCAACTGAAAGTGAGTCATTATATGAACTTGAAAGATTTGGCACAGCAATGGTAAGTATCCGAAGAGAGATTGATAAAAATAAAGATATCTTGAAAAACGCACCTCATACTGCAAAGGTTGTAAGTTCAGACAAATGGGTGTATAATTATAGTCGTGAAGAAGCAGCGTATCCTGTCTATCAAACTAATAAGTTTTGGCCAGCGATATCACGAATTGACAATGTTTACGGGGATCGTAATCTTGTTTGTTCTTGTGCAAATTATTTTGATAATGAAGATGGAACTAAAAGACTGGTTGAACTCAATTAACCAAACAAAGAAAAATTTAATAGATGAAGACCCTTCTGTAGAGAAAGATTATCCTCCATATATTATTAATCGTTGTTTCTCTGGACACTTAGATGCAATCCTTTTTGCAAATGAAATGAATAGGTATAATTTCTTACCAAAGAGGATGCAATACGACTTTTATATAAATACCCTCAGAACTAAGAAGAGATTCTCTCCTTGGCTTCGTAAGGATATGATTAAAGACCTTGATTATGTAAAACGTTATTATGGTTATAGTAACGAAAAAGCAAAACAAGCTTTAAAAATTCTGACAAAAAAACAACTCAACTTTATAAAATCTAAATTTGATACTGGAGGAGCGAAATGAGTGTTGTTAAAGAACCTGAAGTGGCATGGTCTCCCGACCAAATGATTGAAGTTACATTAAATGAACCAGATGATTTCCTAAAAGTCAGAGAAACTCTCACAAGAATTGGTGTAGCAAGTAGGAAAGAGAAGAAAATATATCAAAGTTGTCACATACTTCATAAACAGGGAAGGTATTATCTTGTCCACTTTAAAGAACTTTTTGCTCTTGATGGAAAACACGCTAACCTTACTTCTAACGATGTTCAGCGTCGCAACCGTATTGCTCAGCTTCTTGCTGATTGGGGATTGGTTGGTGTGGTCGATGTAGTTCGTATACAAGACATTGCACCTTTAAATCAAATCAAAGTGTTATCATATAAAGACAAAGGAGACTGGATATTAGAGACGAAATACAATATTGGTGCAAAAAAGAAGTCCGAGGTTGACAAATAAAAAAAGTATGTGTATAATATGTGTGAGGTTTAG